AACCAATAAAAAATCATTCATTCATAAAGCATTTCGTAAGGCAAGCGAAGAACCTGACGTACAAATTAAGAGAGAAATTAAAAAAATTATGGCAGATACTTTCAAAATATATCTATTAGAAGGAGAAAAGATAGAAACTGAAAATGGATATAGAAGACCTGATTTAATTGACAAAAAGAGAAAGTTAATAATAGAGATTGATGGTAGTTGGCACGATACAATGAAAGGACAAAGACATGATGAGAAAAGAAATTTTGATTATAAAAAATTAGGTTTTAGATGCATTGTATTACACGAAGGTATATTGGACACATTTGAAATTCACCCAATTCAATACATTGCACCGATCTTATATCAGATGAAACTCTTTGATGGTTTAGAGGTTGATTTTTAATGGAATTTAATAAATGGGTTGTCGAATTAGATAAGAAAGATGATGATGTTCATTTTAGACCAACAGGAGATGTTCATGCTGGAAATCTAGCATTTGATAAAAACGAATTTGAAAAACATATAGATACAGTAGCAAAAACACCCAATCTTTATACAATAGGAATGGGAGATTATATTGACAATATTCAGGCATGGGCAGGTGGAGTTGTTGATAAAAGATGGAATCCAGAAACTACAGAGAGGGATCGTCTAACAACAGAGGAACAGATTGATTATTTTGTTGAGCAATGGGCAAAAGTGGCTTATTGTTCAGCAGGTATGCACAGTGGAAATCATGAATGGAAAACAATTAATCAAAGAAGATTCATTAAGGATTTCTGTCACCCTGTAGATAAGACAGGCAGTAAGGTTTTGTATAATCAAAAATATCTAGGACGTTTAGCACTCACATTATTGACAATAAAACACAAGAAGAAAACCCTTAGAGAGTTTCAAATTCTATCTCATCATGGTGGTTTTTCAGGCATGAGGCAGGGAGGAACATTAAACAGACTAGAAGATATTACATCATCATTTGAAGGAATTGACGTTAGTTTAATCGGACATACTCACAGAACGTGGGTGGCAACTGCTATGGTTCAGGGATATTCAAAATATCATAATGGATTATATGAAAGAAAAATCATTCTAGGAAACACAGGAACATTTTTGAAATCCTATGTAAAAGGCATAGATTCTTACATAGAGTCTAGTCCTAGAAGAAGCACAAGAGTTGGGACAATTACAGTAACATTTAATGCAGAGAGTGGAAAATTATTTGCCCACGATTAATTGGCAAAAGCGTGCTGTAAGGCGATTACCAAAGGAAGAAATAGATAGAATACTCCTACCACCATTACCCAAAGAAAAGGTGGTTAGCTCAAAAGTTGTACTGCTTAACGCATTAAAACAAAAAGAAATGAGAATGCAGGATATGTATGCATACATGGCTAGAATGGAAAATGAGATAGAGGGATTTCACTGTAGAGAAAGAACATGCAGAGAAGCACTATTTGAATTAAAAAATGCAGGTAAGGTCAAACAAAGAATCTGTGAATGTGGAAACGCCACATATTATTCTGCTAAAAAATAAATTTTTTTAAATGAAAGAGTAAGGCAGGAATGAGACTGCCTCACCCTCCCACATGGAAAGGTTTTGCCTTTTGTCGAGTTAGCCTCCCCAAACCCAATTAAAGCGCATAACTTCAAAGTTGGGTTGCTAACTCATAATCATAGCTAGTTTTTAAGGCTATAAATATTTAACTATATTTATGAATACATTTATATATATTATACAATTATAACAAATTATGGAATTTACTAAATGTAATATTTGTGGCGCTGGTGTAAGTGTAGATAATATCAATGAACATGAGTTTCAACATGAATTTGGCAAGGTCACTATGATGGTTGGAGATGAAGTCGTTTTGATAAAAACTAGGGAAGAATTAAAGAAATTACAAAAACGTGTAAGGAAGAGGAAGATACAATAATGCATGAACCTACAGCAAACATCGATCCTAAATATACAGGAAATCCTGATGAGAAATATCCTGAACATTGGCAGGGAATAGAATTATTTAGGAAGTGTTTTACCCTTGACAACATCTTCCAATATGCTAGTGACGAAGAATTGGAAGCAATCGTTCATTCTATTCATAATCGTATTTTAGGTGAATTAATTGTGTTGGGAAGAATAAAAATCTATAACAATCAGATTCCACAAATACCCTTGCTTATGACAGATAAAGAACTTCATGAAGTTGCTAAAGGATTGAGGAAACCACAATGACTGAAATGAAATTTACAACACAAGCCTGTAATGAAAGATATGAAAAATGTAAGAAATGTCAAACAACAGATATACTAGATATAGATAATGATTTAACTCATTGTAATCATTGCCATAAAAAAATTAAGAAGAACGATGAATCAATACCTAGTGCTGAAGGTGTTGGTTATGCTCATGCAGAATGTGATGATAGATATTTGTTTGAATCAGGGCATACTAAAGCATTAAGTAGGAATTGGGAATCGAATTGAGGAAGCCACAATGACTGAAAAAAGATTAACCTATGTTCCAAAGGGAATTGTAAAAGCAATGCCTGATATGATGGCAGTAGATCACGAATTAAATAAAAATGGTTTGCTTGATAATGTCTTAATAGTTAAAGCTCACCAATTTGACATATTAGCAATAATAAAATTACTATACGCTGTTAAAAAAGAACCATTAGGGTTTTCAAGATTATATGAAAAATCACAAATCAGAATGAAAAAATCATTTTTAAATTATTTACACTTAGTAGAAAATCTTGGTTTTATAGATAAAACTCAATTAGAAAAAGGACAACATATGCCTGAAAACCCAAGACAAAGAGTATCATATAATCTAACAGACAAAGGAAGACTATTATTAGAATTTTTTGGTGTTGATTAATGCAGGCAAAATTATTTAATTCTGATTCTATAATAGAGAACAATTGGAATGATAAATATCCATGTCCTATGTGTGAAGTGGGCAAATTAAAATTTAGCAGGACTAAAACACATATCTACATTAACTGTCCCAAGTGCCATACAACATTAAGGAGGGAGTATTCAGAGGGAGAGTTTGACGGAAAGTTTGATAATGAGGGATAAAATAATTTATATATAGGAATAAATAAAGGTATATATGCAAATGACAGCAAAAGAAAGAGTTCAACTGAATATATCGGCTGAAGCAAAACAGGAATTTGATAGAGCAAGAGAGATGATGTCACAAGATCCTACACTAGGACTACCAAGTGCAGACAAGGCAATAAGATACCTCTCAAAACACTATAGAGAGTCACATATCTCAAAACATTAATCCTTATTTAGCAAGATTAAACATATTTCTTGTTGGCAAAAAAGGTAAAGAAGATAGCTAATGCTAATATCAAACCAAATAGGAAGGCACTTCCTCCTGTAAAGATAGCTTCAGCGAGTAAGAAGTTTCACACAGCAGATATTCTACAAATGTATTCTAACCCATCATATACAGATCAGGAGTTAGAGTATTTTGAAGATGCGTGGGGTTCTAGTGTTGTAGGTTCAGCTATTGATAAATTAATGGAATATGTTATGGGTGGTGGAGTAAGACCAACGTTTGAATTAATAGATGATAAAGGTAAAGATGAGGATCAAGTTAAAAAAGAATTAGAAAAATATGATAAGGAATTAAATGAATTAATACATTATGATCAGAAAATAAACTTCCAAAAGAAACTATTAGACGCTGCTACAATGGCGAAAGTATTTGGAAGGTGTGTAATGGTTTTTGAACCATCTAATGCTTTGCCAACAGCATTAAAAATTATACACCCAAGAGATCTCGGAAGGGTATTTTTAGACCAAAAAGATTGGTCATTACAGAAAGTCATTACAACATTCCCATCAGATGAATTAACTCCTGATGAAATGATTTACTTCTGCAATAGACCAGACAGTCCTCGCAGACGAACTATGTGGTATGGTTATTCAGATTTACAGCGTGTCGTTGGAGCAGCAAGAGCATGGAGAAGAATAATTGAATTTGATATGCCTGAAGTGACAACATCAGCGTGGGCAGGATATGGAATGTTCATACTGAAAAAACTTGGACGATCGGCTGCAGATGCAACTATTGATGCAAATACCCTCCTTAATTCATTAAATGCAGGAGCAT